GTATTTTTTGAATATTTTCATCGGAGGATCTGATCTGAAGCACATCTCCTTGTTCATTTTTTAGTGTACATTCGTCAGATACAATATCTAATGCTGATGCAATAATAGCGTCTGTATCCATAGCTTCGTAATCAGAGTAAAGCTGGACACGCATAGTCTGATAGTTCTGACTAGTGTTTAAGTTGTATGCATATGAGTTTGACGTAGTATATACTCTATTGAACCTGTCGACCAGGGCATTGGTTTGTAATACGCCGTTTGTTTGAATTCGATCGGTATCTATTACTTTAAGTTGGTTACCACCAATATTTCTTATTACTACATCTGTAGAGAATAATCTTTTTAATCTACTAAATACGTTTGATTCTGCCATTTGTTATAAATATAAATATATTATATTAACCAACTAATATCTTCTTGTTGGCCGTAAATATTAGTTTGATTCCATGGATTCTGACCTCCATAATCACTAGGACTATAAATTTGAAACCCACCATTATTACCTGTTTTACCCATTCCATTTAGTGAAGCTCGTGCTAAATCTTCACCTGTCTGCATAAATTTTAAAGCCGTATCTCTTAAGAACATTGCTATTGATAGAGGTATGACTAGATCATCATTATACGAATCCATAGCCTGAGCCCTGCCGTTTTTCCAAATAAAGGTTCTTAGTTCTGATAATGTTCTTTTAGACTTTATTGTTAAAGACCTTTCATTAAGATAAGAAATTAATTTCGAAATAACAAGAGGTCTTGTTTTTAAATTTGTACAAAAGCCAGGAATCATACCGTTTCCGGAATTAAATTTATTGAGATACATCTCCACATTTGTTAATGCTATATCTGATGATGGTGAGTAATACAGGTTTCTATACCCTCTTTCAATTGCTGTTTGGACAACATCCCATCCGATGTTATTATTCTCTATAACTAATAAAGCGTCATTATATTCTGTTGAAATTCCTACTAATAAGTTACCGTAATCTCTTGTACCTATTTGACCTTTATACTCACATACTTGTGTATTTGACTCAATATCTATAATATGAAATGCAGAATAATCTTTTCCGTCTCCTCTTGCAACATCAGCTATTACTGCATAATTTTTATTATAATCAACAGATTCCCATACCCATAAGTTTCCATCCATTCCTCTTTTTTCAACAGGGTCTTCTATTGTAGTACTCTCTATCCAATTTAATATATCTGGCTCTATTACTGTTTCTCCAGATGTAGAAAAATTGCAATCACACTCCTGAGCGGCTGCTCTTACTCCTAATATTGTATTTTGTTCATCTCTCCATGTTTGATTTCTTTCCGGGTGAACAGTCCATGGTAGTGATATTGGAATAAATTTATTATCTCCTAGCTGTGCTGCTGAGAAAGTTTTATGGAACCAGTTTCCTGTACCGTTTGGTGTAGAAACAGCAATACATTGACCTCCTGTTGCTAATGTTTGCTGAGCGGCTGTAAATATTACATCAATATTTTCAATAAAAGCTGCTTCATCTAGTATTAATAATGATACAGCTTCAGATCGGCCTGCATCTGGTGATGCTGCGACAGCTTTTACTTGTGACCCATTAGCTAGCCTTAAACTTAATCTATTATCTTCAACTGTTTTTATTTTTAGCCAGGTTGGTAATGATTAGTATGCAAATCTAATCTTAGTTACAATATTTTTAGCTGTTTCTTGCTTAGTAGCAATTGCTAATACGTTTTTATCTCTATGGAAAAGCATTAACCATAGTGAATATGCAGAAACTAATGTTGATATACCTAACTGTCTTGATTTGTTAGTTATAGTATATTCATTATTCTGTAATAATTTTAATACTTTTTCTTGGAATGGGTATAATGCGAACTGTATCCTTCCCCTTTTGGGGTGCTGGATCATGTAATATTTGCGCATAAAATAAGCAGGATCCGTCGCACACTTGATGAATTCCTGCTTAATTGCTTGTTTTATATTATTCGGATTGGATTTATTATCCTGCTCCATAACTTTTATTTGAGTTAATATTAACTCATAATTTTAATTATTTATATTTTCGAATTCAAGTACTGAATCTATTAGTTTTTCAATTGTTGTTTCTTTCCACGCTAACTCTACTAACATAGTTTTTAGTTGATGTTCTTCGTATTTATCAAGAGCTTCTGCAAACTTACTCATTTTTAAAGTTAAGTTTTCATAATTATCTGCTTCATTTAATTCTCCAGCTTCTAATTTCTCAATATCTGCTTTAAGAGTTATTATTTGCTGAGGAATATTACCAATCATTTGTTTATATTGATCGAAATTAATTTCATTATACTTAAATTTAGATACTAATTCATCTTTACGCTTTAATAATGAAGCTAATCGATATTGTTTTTCAGCTAAATTATCGGTGCTTTTACTAGGTTTAATATCTTTTGATGTAGGCTCATCTTGAAATTCATCATCATCTTCTTCTTTTCCTTCTTGAATCGATTCATGTGCTAATTCATGAACTAAGTCTGGATATTCTTCCTGCAGTTCTTCTAATTCAGTATCTGTCAAATCGATTCCATACTGGTCTCCTACTCTAACTTCAAATGTAGCATTAATTACATAGGCGTCAGAGAAGTCTGGATAGTCGTACATTTCTACACCATCTATTTCAATTGAATTAACATCAACTGGTTTACCGTTTACTATAACAGATTGTTTTTCGTTTATTTTTCCACTGTTTGATTCATGTTCATCTGACTGATCTCTTTCAAATAATGATTTAACTCTGGATTGAGGGGTAAGTTTGTTTTCGGTTAAGAATTGCTTGTAGTTAAATTCCATAATAAATATTTTATAATAAATATCATAAAAATGTAATTAAACGTTATCTGTAGGAAATGGATTAGTCGTTACCTTAACGTCATTTTTTAACTCTAACCATTTTTCTTTTGTATACCGTATACCGTATATAAAATACTCATCTGGTTTTTTTATTGATCTAGGATATTTAATTGCAGGTCCGTCTAGTGAGTGAAACTGAGGTTGACTGTTTGTCGGAGTAAAGATACTTATTTGTTTTCCTTCTGGAGTATTGAACGTTCTGTATCGATTAGAATTTGCTTTAGCCATAATTATATTTTATTTAAACCTAAATATAGGTAATATAAATGGAAGTTACAACTATTATTTAAAAAGATTTTGTGGTTTAATATATAAGAATGATTGCTGAGCGGTTACATTATTACCGTCCATAATTTTTTTATTATCCAGATTTTCTAACATTTCTATAGTAACTCTATAATATTTTATATCTCCTGAAGAGCTGATGTTAACAATATACCCTGGTGCTTTAGAATTAAGATTTAATTTACGTGTTAGTTTAGTAGTTAAAAGCCTTTTAAGTACTGCCCCGCCTGCTTCTACTTCATCAAAATTACCTTCTAATGATAGTTTATTAAAAATAATTTCAGTCTTTTTATATATATTTCCGATAATAGGAAATGAATCTTTAAGCTCTTTTAATTTTTCATCATTATATAATTCTATAACGCTTTTTAAAGCTTCTTTTAATTCGTTTTGATTAAAATTACTAACTGTAGGAATTCTAGGTTTTTTGTGAGCTATTACTGATGATAAGGCGTATAAACTAAATATATCATTTAGTAATAATATATTTTCTTTATATTCTTCATGACCGAATCTACCTAAAGCTAGATCATTGCTTTCCATTGATTTAACTTCAACTCCATGTCCATCTATTATTAGATCCGGATTATCTGATCCTCGTGAATCTCTAGCTGGGATGCTTGGGGTTTGATATTTAAATAACCAATAAAGAGCTATTTCTCCGTTCCCTGAACCTTTTGTACCTGCTGATCCTACTTCTTTTCCTGATATAGGTGGAGATACTTTATATAATTTAATGAATGTTTCTAAATCAGGACCTTGCGGGCTTTTATTATCTCCTAATTTATACTTTCCTTGTACTAATGGTATTTGATCGACTTTTAAAGCATCTTTTATAACTTTATCATAAGTAGATTCAGTATTATCATTATACTGCTCTTCTTGATCCATAACTTCTTTTAATATATTACTCAATTTTATCATTTCAGTAGCTAATAATAACTATAATATCTCAATTAATCAACTTATGATTCAGTTTTCTCTTCTTCAGCTTGAGAAGGTGGAGTTTCTGCTGCAGGAGATGTAGCTTCTTCTCCAGCCGATATTTCACTTGAAGGTCCTTCACTTGAGGATGGTCTTCCTAGTTTTAATAAATTAGCTATAGCTAATATTGCTCGTTGTTTTTCTCCAATACCCATTAAATAATACTTTCTACCGGATACTTCGCATTCATATGCTTTACCTAGATATGTTAGGTAAAAATATTGACCGTTATGTAATAATATTTTAAATGTAGTCGGCTTAGGAGCCATTATATATACTCCTGTCAGATAGTCTTTAAATGCATCTGACATTAGGCTTACTAATGTTTTTTGAAGTGTTGGATATTTTATTAGTATATACTCTAAGGGATTAGTTTCAAAAGTAATACGTACCTGCTCGTCTTGTTCTTTTAGGAACCTATTTACTTCTTCTTTAATAATATACCTTAATACTTCTTTATTTTTCATTCTTTACATTATAGATACTTCAACACCTTCTTCTCCTTTATCACATAATTGATGATATCCTTGATTGGCTTGTTCGATATAGTTTTCAGAATTGGTAATGTGATCCTGGATCCAGGCGGGTATGTTAATTTCTTCCTGACCTATTTTATTCATTAATTGAGAAGCTGAACTAATAATAGCTTTTAGACTTGCTTGAGCCATTGCTACTTCATGATCTTCACCTTCACTTATATTTTTACTAATAACTTTACGATGATTAAGTATATATTTATCACTTTCATCTTTATATCCATCGTTATTGACATCAGAATCTTCATGTCCAACAGCATCTAATTTTTCATTTAAAGAATTAATAGGCATAATACCTGCTAGCTGCTGAAGTCTAAATGCTTCGTTAATTAATTGTTTTTTCATTTTTTATATATTTTTAATTTCAAGTTATTAGTACCTTTTATAACTCTATGGTATGATCCTCTAGGTATAAATATCGGTTGATTGATAGATAATGGTAGATTATTCTCTAGCTGGATCTTCCAGTCAGTATTGCCTTGAATTTCCAATATTCGATCTTCATTATCCCTGTGCCACTTTAATTCTATTGGATCTATATCTTGAGAAAATTCTCTTATTATGTAAAAATCTGTAACTTCTAAATCTTTATATGGATTCATTATTATTAACAGTGATAGTTTATATATCTTTGTAGTGCTTTTGCGTAGTGAGTACCTTTATCTTTTAATTTTGCCTTTTCAGCCTTAACTCTAGTACAAGATAGCTTACCTAATCTTTTTTTAAGAATGCCTGGTTCTACAGGATCATCGATTCCTTCTTGAATATTACTAATATCTACTATCCATATTTTTGGATCGATTCCGTTTTTAACTAATCCCGATATTCTTGTATTTCCTGCAACTAGATCATAATCATTATCTGAAAATTTAACTGCTATTGGCATTTCGATTATTCCTTTATTAAAAGCAGATATAAAACGCTTCTTTTTAGGTTCTTCTAATTTTTTAAAATCTAAATTAACATTTCCTAAATTATCTTTTATTTGAGAATAATTTATTATATTTCCTTTTTCTGCTGTTTTTATCCATTCCTCTTTACCCATTTCTTCGAATTCTGGATATCTAAGTGCTTCTTTCCATTCATATTCGAAGTTAGGCTCTGTATATTTAATTTTATCTATTCCTTCATTAGATAGTCCTTTACCTGCTTTTACAGCAGCTTTATACTCTTTGGAATTTTTAGGTGTAGATTTTATTCCTAATTTCTTCTTGCGATTAATATAATACCAAAGACCTTTTGATTCTTCGTTAAGATCTGGTGCTTTAATTTGTGATGGTGGAATATATTCTCTTACTAATATCTCTCCTGAAGCAAAGCCTTCATTATGTAATGCTCTATGTAATAATTCTTGATATTCATCATTAGTAATAGAGTTATCAATTAATTTCTCCATTAACTTTACATCTTTTTTATCTAACATATGTAAATCAGCAGACATTGTATTATAAGTATCTTTTATAGCTCTAATAAATTGATGGGTGGTAAGATAAACTTCTACAACTGTATCTCCATACATTTGTGAAGGACTTGCTGGTGATATAGATACGGCATCGTATGAATTACTACCTCCTCTTGGCTCTAAACCATTATATACAATGCCTTTCACGTTTTCTTTACTGGTTTCATGAAAGAAAGGACCGATTAATCCGCCAGATACTTCTTTTAATATATCAATTAATTTAATCATTATTAACAGGTATTTTGGTATCTTTTATAAATTTAGAATAGGCCTTTTTATATGATTCCTTAGACTCGTCATATACATCTTTTGTATACTGCCAATTCCAATATAAATCGTCATTAGGTTTAAATCCGTAAAACTCGTGTACTTTCTTCTGTGTTTCACTAACCTCTTCACCGTTCCAATTCTGACCAACGCAGATAAATCCTGTTTCAATATTTTTAACTAAATTAGATTCACCTAGATTTGTATGTCTATTTTCTATCCAAGTTAATCTTTCGATTAGATTTTGATAGTACATATTAGTTTGTCCCCATCTTACTGAACTAAAGAATATAACTGAATCTGATTCAAATAATTCTTTAGATACTTTCCATAATTCATCATCCGGGTTATTAAAGCTTGCCCAGCATCTATGATTTCCGGATGGATTTTTACTTTTATCTTTAAGCATTGATTTTAGTACCCCGCAAGTATTTCCATCTTTTCTTGAAACGTTTCCTTCACAAGGAACTATATTTAACTCCGGTATATCTATTAGAACTGCTTTATCTCCTAATTGTTCTTTAAGATACATTGCTATAATTGTAGATTTTGGAACATCTATATTATTTTTATCCCAATTATATCTATTAGAACAGGCTAGTAATAATACTTTATTTTTTTTATTAAGAATATCGAGTGTTTTTTGTATAGCTTTCCATGCGTCAGATTGAACCATCTGTTCCGCTAACATAATCTCCGATATTAGGTCGGCTAATTTTATCATTATTTGTTTTCTATAAGTAGTTCACCTAATACTTCTAAACGTCCAACTTCTATTTGAAATCCGGTTTGAGTCATATCTAATGATATACTTTTTAAAGTTTCTTGAAATTCTTTTTTAGCTTCTTCCGGGTCGAATTTACCTGCAGCTGCTTTTTTATAGTATGGTAATTTAACTTTGTAATGTTTATAAGTTAATAAAGATAATCCACCAGCCTCTTGAGTAGTATCAGCAATTTTTTCAGCACCTTTTAATCTAGTACTAGCGAAATTTTCAAACGTTTCTTTTACTTCTTTTAATATATCTGTTAATTTTATCATTTTTTTATATTATTAAATAAAATATTAGCAGCTTTAATAGGTATTATATTTCTTTTATAAGCTCTAGATAATGCTTGCCATAATTCGTCTGGCTTAATGCTATCGTTTAGTTTTTCAACTAAGTCGGTTAAATTATAATTTGGTAATTTTGTATTAAAGTCAGATCGATCGGTTAATAAATTTATTACATCTTGAAAATATGCTTTTTCATCATCACTATATCTATATAGACCAAAAACAGCATTAGGATCTTTTGCAGCTTTCAAATTAAAATCATAATTATTTTCACTAATAATACCGGCTAGTTTTTGCATTCTGCTAAATTCTTCGCTTAATATTTGTTTTTTCATTTTATTTTTTATCTTTTATTAACTCTTCGTTAATTAAATCTCCTAGTTTTATCATTTAGTTTTTCCCCAAGTCTTACCCTTACCTTTTCTTGAACATTGAGAAGGAGTTGGGCGGCAGGCAGGGTATTTAGCTCTATCTTCTCCTTTTTGTCTTCCGCAAGGCTTGCATTTCTTTCTACCGGTTTTAGGGTCTTCTTTGCATGTATTGCAATCAACCCATCCACTAGATTTTCCTTCCCCGCCTTGTCTTGAAAACCATTTATGTAATGATTCTTTTTCTTCTGAAATATCTTCCCCTCTCAGTTTCTTATTATGTTCGATATAAGCTTTTATGTCTTCTTCTCTATAGCTTAACAAACGTCCTATTTGTATACTATCTTCCTCTGTAGCGTCGTATGCTAGAAATCCGTTATACTTTTCAGCAATATCCTTTAATGCGCTAGCTTTACCTTCTGCACCTTCTGTATAATAGATATAAGCTCTATACGGATTAGATGGTACTTTTAGAGTCTTTAATTTATTTTTTTCAACAATATTCCAGAAAGTTTCTTCAGGCATTGTTGAAGATTTTAAAGTTATAAACCCTAAATCCCTCTTTCCATCTATAACGGTCTGTATAGCATCTTGATCTCTATGCGCTTCCTCTGCTTTAATTTCTTCTTTTAAATCTTTCCAGATCTTACCCTGACGGCATCTTACTATCGCTCCTGATTTATAGGCAGAGGGCTTATCGTATTTTCTATCAGCGATACGTTTGCATCTATCTTCTTTTTCAGAAAGAATTTCGTTTAATATATCACCTAATCTTATCATTACCAGAACCCTCCAAATGTAGTGTTCATTCCTAATAATTTAGCATAGCGAGGTAATCTACATGCCCAATATCCTGGTTTAGTTTTATCTTTCTTTTGAGCACATTTATGCCTGGCAGCAAAAGCTCGCCTTGCTTCAGGATTATTTATTTTTGCATTTAGCCCTGTAGTACCTCCAAATGATACTTTTTTAATATTTTTAGATTTAGGGTCTTTTACATATACATAAAACTTTTTAATACCGCCTCTTTTAGGTTTATTTAATTGTACATTCTTACCTCTATGCTTTATTTCATTGATTAATTCATCTATATCAAAAACATAATCTAATGGGACCTTTATTCCATTATATATTCCGAATTCTCCGATATTAGATTCTAATAATTCAGCATCTTCTTCGTTTACTTCCAGTATACCCTGGGTAAATAAAGATCTTGCTTCATTAAATAATTGAAAATAATTATTAGATAATGGTCTGTATGTATTTTCTCTTAAAGGAATGTTATTTTCTATATGATACTTAAGACCTTCTGATATTAATAATTCAGTAATTAGTTTAGGTCCTTCAGACAGGGTTTGTCTTGAGCAGCATTCATCATCTAGTAATTCGATTAATGATCCT